GATTTGTAATCAGCCGGTCAGGAGTTCGAATCCCCTCACTAGCTCCAATCAAATCAAAGGCTTAGATGATTTTTCATCTGAGCCTTTTTTGTTTGTGGTGCCGTTTGTGGTGCCTTTCAATATTTTCATCACCGTTTTATAACCACATAACTTGCGATATTATTTAACTATGCGTAATCTTAAAGAGTCGTCAGTTGACGACGCGGGTTTGACAGACTTAAAATATACGGCGCAATAGCCGCTTAATGCGGTTTTTTTATGCGTAACGCTTTACCTTATCTTATTATGCGGGGTTAAGCGGGGGCGTTCTTAACTGAATGCGCTGGTTCGTATGCCAGTCTGTCAACCCCGCATAATTCCGCTCCAAGTGTTTGACAGCATTTGAGGCGGTTAAAAACCTTATACGGAGCTCATAATGAACGCAATCGCACAAGCAGAATTCAACCCATCACTTACTGTTATCAACGGTACTATAAAAACCACCTCTTTAAAAGTTGCCGAGCATTTTGGAAAACAGCATTTTCATGTTTTAAGAAAAGTTCAACGCCTTGAGTGTTCTACAAAATTCACTAAATCCAATTTTGGATTGAGTGAGTATATTGATGAATCGGGGAAATTAAACCCATATTACGAAATAACAAAAGACGGTTTTGTATTTCTTGCTATGGGATTTACAGGTAAACAGGCGGCGCAATGGAAAGAAGCTTATATTAATGCTTTTAATGATATGGCTGATAAACTGAACTCAAATACTAGCCCCTACATAACCGAATTTGAAGCCTATCAGTTTAATAAGTCGGTTAAGGCGCATTGTAAAAAAGATCGCAACTTGTATTCCGATGCCTACAATATGATTTATGAGCATTATGGCATCACTACTTATAAAAATATTCCAGCGGGATGCTTGCAGGAGGCGGTAGAGTTAATTTGTGGTATTAAGTTGATAAATGCAGGATCTACTCCTAAGCCTGAAAAGCCAAACTTAACTATAGCTGATGCGGTTAGAATTATGTTTGAAATAATTGACGCCAAAGGGGAGGAAACACTAACCGAGCTTAGAAAGATTATTAGAACTGAAGAGCGTGAAAAATTTAAATCTGAAATAAAACTGTACATTAATTAGTCCTAGAGTTGCTATATAGCCTAATAAAAAATAAAAGGGCTAACAAATGAGAGCAGAAACTAAAGCTAAACTAATTTCAGAACTTACCGCAATGCACTGTCGTGAAATATTAAAAGTTGTTGATGGAATGTATGACGGCTACAAGGCGGGTGTTGGAGTTAATGATTTACAATTCTCTACCTTAAAGAATGTAATAAATACCGAAATTCAAAAACTAATAGACCAAGCAACAGGATTGAATTGTTTATGAAAAATTATATTTTCTTGGGATTGATTCTAGTTTCAACCTCTATTTTTGCTGATTCGTGCGTCGTGGTTGGTAACATGACTAATTGCACGGGCGGAGTGAGGGCGTATAACTTCGGCAGTTTTGTCGAGGTTCATACCCCAAACAAGCCAGCAGTTAAGATCTATAACATGGATGGAAATAAGAAAAGTACAAATACAAAGGTCGTTATTATTCCAGTCGGAAAGTAAATCAAGCCTGAAATCTTATGCAGGATTTAAAGAATTTTTCTTTTGGAACTAAAAATGCTTTTTTCTTTTGGTTGTCGCCTGAGCCTACAAACTCGGTATGGATCAGGCGATTAACAAAAAGAAAGTAGGTAATATCTTTGGGTGAGATCGCCATAAAATCATTATCGTCGTAAAACACCCACCAATCGGCTTGCGTTGCCATTAATCCGCTTGGCTTACCAAACATTTCAATTTCGATAACAATATTACCTGTTTCATTACTTTTTTTATCGTACTTCACCTCAATCTTTTTACCATTCTCAGGAATAAAAATATCGTAGGCTGAAAACTTTTTCGGGATCTTGACTGCCGACGGGTGTTTCTTGCGAATAACCGCCAGCAGTTTTTCTTCAATTTCTTCACCAAGCCTTAAGTCGGTGGTAAAGCCCATTTAAGGAGATCCAGTGATTTTAATTTATTGCAAAAAATCTATGTCTGGCTTTTCGCCCCTAGAAACCGCATATTCCAGTTGGACTTTCGCGCTTGCAATAACTTTTCCGGCGGTGTTATTGATCTGCTTTGCATCTTTTGCTTCTAGTTCACCGCTTCTTAGTTCTTTGTAGACTTTTAAAAGATCAGTTCTTAATTCAGTTATTGTTAGCATTTTTTAGCCCTTATTTCTCTGGTTATTAAAAGTTGAAGTCGTTTAATTTCAATTAGTTCTTTTGGTGCGTTTTTTGTGCTTAATCCCATTAGTTGAGCTACATAATAAGCCGATAATTCGCTTGTGCATTGCTTCTTGCGCCCCCTAATTTTTTCTGCATTCTCAGCGCGGCATTTACTATTTTTCGCCCTAATCTTTTCTTTATTCTTGGCGTAATATTGCTTCTTGCGCTCCCTAATCTTTTCTGCATTCTCAGCGAGGTATTTACTAATTTTTTCTGCATTCTCAGCGCGGTATTTACTATTTTTCGCCCTAATCTTTTCTGGATTCTCAGCGCGGTATTTACTATTTTTCGCCCTAATCTTTTCTGGATTCTCAGCGCGGTATTTAACACCCAGCTCCCTAATCTTTTCTGCATTCTCAGCGCGGTATTTAACACCCAGCTCCCTAATCTTTTCTGCATTCTCAGTGGAATATTGCTTGCGGTAATCCTTTTTTTCCTGAGCAGTCCAAGCCATTTACAACTAACCTCAGCGAATAAATACTTTTAAAAACTTCTGCCCACCAAAATAACTGTTATCTGGCTTTCGTTTTATTTTGTTTACTTTTTCCCGCTGTTTTTTTTCTTTTTTTTCTAGCTTTTCTTTAATGTAAAAACTCGCTTGATCTTCATTGTAATAAAGCGTCGTTCCGATTTTATAAACTGGTTGAGGAAAATCACTCCAAGAATTTTTTATTTGTGAGTGTAAAGAATCAACGGAAATACCATGCTTAGTTGCAAGTTGCTGTCTGTTTTTATAAATCATTATTGAGATCTTGCCTTAACCTATCAATCGTTATTTTTCTATTCATCAAAGCTGGCTGCATGAAATGTATATAAATTTCTTTATAGACAAAGCATGGCTTTTGTCGGCGAACCATCCATATGTCTACATCATCATCTGGCGGCATGCGTTCATATTTTCTTTTTTTAACAGGCTTGTTCATTAATATTTATTTAGTCGTTTCCTGAGTAAATAATTCAGTTAAAAACTGCCAGTAATCATTAAAGGTGCTGATGATTGAGTCGTTATTTAGGATTGCTATCAAGCTGAGAAAATTAATCAATAAAATTGAAAACAACAATGGCTTCTGCTCTTTTAGTTTTGGCGCGGTTCGATTAAAAGCTGTGCCTGTTTGTTGTTCAGTTTCTTTTATTATTTTTTTTAACTGCTTAATCTTTTTATCCATTGTTAGCGTGCCTGTTATTTATTTTTAAGTTAGTGTGATATTTAATCTTACATTAATTTTTTCAAATTAAAAACAAAAAAATAACTTGTTTTTTGCAATTATTTTTTTTACACTTTGTAACAAGTTGAAACAGATTGAGTCTGATTGAACTTAAATAACAATAAATATCACTATATAAAACAAAGGGCTAACAAATGAACAATGGAATCGATCTAGTTGCATTAGCAACTGAAATTACCCGTCAAAAAACTGCAAAAGTGGACTATTTAGTTGCAAATTCTGCAATTAAGATGGTTGCAGACAATGGTATTGATGGAAAAAAACCTAATATTGAAATGCAAATTGATGGCGTTGATAACTTTTCAGTTACTGACCATACGCACACTCAAATAGGTGCAAACCTGAAGATCCCGCAAACTTATTACAACCGAATGATGGAATCTGCTCCTGATTTATTGGTTTCTAATGTTAATCACTGGCTGGATAAAAAATCACATGAAAAGCGAATGGTTAGAACTTTGGACGGTGGCGCTCGTGCTTTTTTATCTGATCGGTTTCGTCGTCTTGATAATGAAATGATTGCTGAGGCTGTTTTGCCTGTGTTGTTTGAAAATGCGACTGACATTAAGTCTTGCGCGATTACGGATAAGAAAATGTACATCAAGGCTTTGTTTCCTAGAATTCAGGGAGAAGTTAAGGTTGGCGATGTTGTGCAGTCTGGCGTGGCTATTAGCAATTCTGAGATTGGCAGCGGTCGTGTGTTGGTTCAACCCTTAATTTATCGATTGGTTTGCACCAATGGCATGGTTTGCCCATCCGGTGTTGATTTTGAATTTAACCGAACTCATGTGGGTCGCAAAATGGAAATTGGCGATGCTTTTGAGGTGTTCCGCGATGAAACAATTATTGCTGACGATAAAGCATTTATGTTGAAAATTGCTGACGTCGTTAGGGCGTCAATGAATCCTAAAATATTTCAAAATTTACTTAGCTCAATGAAGGATGCCGCTAACTCTGAAAAACTTACCAGTCCTATGATGACTGTTGAGCGCATGGGCGCGGCGTTTGGTATTCGTGAGAATGAGAGGCAATCGGTTCTTGAGAACCTTATTCGCGGGCAAGATTACACTCGCTGGGGTGCTTTGAACGCTGTTACCGAGTTGGCTAATGACAATAAATCTTATGAACGCAGTACCGAGTTGGAAATGATCGGCGGCTCAATCTTAAACTTATCACCTACTCAATGGCACGAGCTGGCTTATTACGACAAAGCTGCTTAAACAAAATTAACGCTCCGCCCCTTTAATCCTGCCTACGGGCAGGATCTTTTTTCGAGGTAATAAAATGAACTTATTAAATAAAGATTTTGCTGATCGTTCTTGGGTACTTTACAACGCTAAATTAGAGGCTCGCAGACATAACCGTTTGCTTGTTGTTGCGACTATCTTGACTTACACGCTTTTTAAATTGATTGGATAAGTGGATCTTATGAATAAATTACATGGCAAATTATCAATGACTAATAGTGAATACCATGCTGCGGGTGGTGTTTCATCGAGTAACTTGAAGTTGTTAAAAGAAAGCCCCGTTCATTTGGCTTGCAAGGATCTTTTTAAATTTGGCGATTCTAGCTCTTTTAGTCTTGGCAGCTTGGTTCATTCGTTAATTCTTGAGCCTGATAAAACAGCGGAGGAGTTTGCTGTTATGCCTAGTTATGACGGGAGAACTAAGGAGGGAAAAGCTATAAAAGAGGCTTTTGAGGAGTCTAGTGCTGGCAAGGTAGTCATTAAGGCGGAGGATTATTTGATTGCTGAAAAAATGGCATTGAATGTTAGATCTATTGCTGGTGGCATATTGCGCGAGGGCGTCGCTGAAAGTAGCTATTTTGCTGATGATGATGGCGTTTTGGTTAAGTGTAGACCTGATTATTATATTGAAGAACACGGGCTGGTAATTGATGTAAAAACGACCAGCGACATTTCTGAGTTTGGTATTCGTAAATCAATAACCGCTTATAACTATCACTATTCGGCGGCTTGGTATTTAAGAGTGCTTAACTTGCTTGGTTTACCGGCTAAAAAATTTGTGTTTGTGTTTGTTGAAAAAACATCGCCTTTTATGGTCAAGATCCGCGAATTAAAACCTCAATCATTAGAGGCGGCGCACTTTGAAATTGACGTAATGCTTGATAGTTATCGCGAGTATTTATCCAGCGGAACGGCAAAAATAATGCACGAAACATCGGCATTTGATAATTAATTTTACTAAAAAGAGAGAGAAAAAAATGGCTACGCAAATACAACTAAGACAACAAGAAATCAGCGCGGGAATTTTATCGGCGCGTAATTCGGTCAAATCACTTTTATCTACTAAGGAGCGCGCTGATCATTTTATGGCGGCTTCGTTTCATATTGCCTCAGATTCGGCTTTAGCTAATTGCTCTGCGGCATCTATTGTTAATGCGTTGATTGGTATTGCTCAACTTGATTTGAACCCTGACAAGAACTTAGGGCAAGCCTATTTGGTGCCTTATAAAGATTCGGTGCAATTGCAAATTGGTTATCGCGGGTTCGTTCAGTTGTTATTTCGTGCGGGTTGGTTGGTGAAAGCATTTCCAGTTTATTCTACCGATCAATTTTCAATTGAGTTTGACGGCTGGGATAACAAAGTTTCATTCGTTCCAGATATAGACGCGCGAGAGGAAGATAATAACAGCTGGGTGTTTCAAAATATTCGCGGGATCTTTGTTGTCGCTCGAAACTCTACTACTGGCGATGAATACTCGGATTTTGTTTCTAAAAAGATTATTGAGAAATCACGGTTAAAATCACAGAATCAAAAAAATGCTAATAAGCCTGAATACATATGGGCGGATTGGTACGCGGAAATGGCTAAAAAAACGGCGATTAAAAAGCTCGCTAAGATGTTGCCGCTTGGTGATGATCGCGCGTCTTATGGCATTAAATTTGATGATAAAGGCGAACTGGGTGAGGTGGTTGATTATAAAAAGACGGCTGAAACGGGCGTAATTATTGAGGGTTCAAAAGTTGATAATTCAGGTTTTGATATTAACTCACACATTGCATCTGGCGTCGCCAATGTTGCAGCTTAATTTGATAGGTTGATTAATATGGACAAAAAAAAACACGATGAAACCCTGCCTAATATTAATGATTTATTGCCGCGTTTTGTTACAGCAAAACATATTCAGGACGCTTTGAACCTTAGTCGCGGTGCTTTTTATCGATTAAAAAGGAATGACACCCGCTTTCCGCAGCCTTTTATTCGAACTCCGTTAAGGTGGCGTCATTCTGAAATAGTTGCTTACATGAGCATGGTTTTGAATAACGAGTAATTACCGCATCAAATTGACTAGACGGCGTAACTTTATGTCGTCTAGGTCATTGCCTTCTGATAATTCGATATAAATATAAGAAATCAGATCCGATTTTTTTTCCGCTTCAACTTCTCTGTTTTCTAGTGATTTTTCCGTGATAGTTATTGCTTGTGTTAGCAATAATGGGTCAATTGGTGATATTCCAAACAATAAAGTCTGCGCTGAAACTCCTAAAATTTCTGCTATTTCGAAGAGCTTATCGATTGGCATTTTTTGCCCTTTTAACCATTGATAGACTGATTGCCTGTCTACATTAGCTAGGGTTGCAAAGGTGGCAACAGTTAAGCCTCTTAGCTTCATGTATTTTTCAATATTATTTTGCAGTTGTTCTTTCATTTTGTTAGCCCTTGATTATTTAGTGCTGAAATTAGACATAAATATTTTTACAAAGTTCATAAAAACATGTTTTGAGTTGAGCGTGTATTTAAAAAATTAATATAGTTGTAGCTGGATTTTTTACAAGTGTCTTTGGTTGATATTTATATAAAAAATACAAATTTTCTTTGGTTTTTAAAATAAAACGATAGACATATTTTATTGCAAATAATACCATTGCATTTGCAATAAAAAACTTTACAATAAAGGAGGTTCAACAATGGTTGATAGTACGACTAAAAGTCGTGAAATAGCAAGAGAGGCAGCTCAAAAAGCTATAAAAACATACCCATCTGCTAGTGCTTTAGCGCGTGAATTTGGTCTGGATCGTGTGACAGTAGGGTTATGGAAAAAAACAGGCGTGCCTATCAAGCATTGCCCAAAGATGGAGCAATTGACTGGGGTTTCATGTCAGCTGTTACATCCTGAGTTTTTTGGCAGCATGGGAGGTAATTATGGCTAATGCTTGGTTTCGCCTTTATGGGTGCGTTCTGGACGATCCGAAAGTGCAAATGATGACTGAGATAAATCAGCGTCGCTTATTGATGTTGATGTGTTCAAGAAGTAACGGTTATGTAACGTTACATGACACGGAGGTAGCGTTTCAACTTCGAATATCAGTTGATGATTGGATTGATACAAAGTTGATATTTATCGATAGAGGATTTATTGATACATCAAATAAATTGCTCAACTGGGATAAGCGACAATTTGCTTCTGATTCAAGCGCAGAGAGGGTTGCAAAGCATAGAGCTAAAAAAAGAATCGATGTTAATGAGGAATGTAACGTTACTGTAACGCCCCAGAACAGAACAGAACAGAACAGAACAGATACAGAACATAAAGAACATAACATCGAAAAAGTTAAAAAAACAAAAGTTAACATCAACTTTTCAAAACCAACGTTACAAGAAATAACTGAATTTTGTTTAGTAAAAAATTACACGGTAGATCCTGAAACATTCTTTGCACATTATGAAAGCAATGGCTGGGTAGTTGGTCAAGCTAAAGCAAAAATGAAGTGCTGGAAATCAGCGATCGTTACTTGGAGCAAACGAGAAAGGGCTAACAATGAAACCAATCAATCAATTTATAAAAACTCAGGGCGAAGCAATAACGCCGTTATCAGCGCAATATTCGACAAAAACCTCAAAGCCTCAGTTGCCAATGCTATGGGTGGATTCGATCTTCAAGAAAATGCACGGGATCTACCTGAACAAGTGGGCATCCCAATTTCACACTAGCGACGATGTTGATATTGCCCGCGCTGAATGGTCGGAGGGTTTAGCTGGCATGACTGGCGAGGAAATAAAAAAAGCGTTGGATAAATGCCGAAAAGAATTTGTTTGGGCGCCTAGCATTGCTGAGTTTAGATCTGCTGGCTTAGGTGGAAGTAACTTGCCTGAGCAGAATACGGCAGCTTATAGAGCGTTTAAGCGATTACCTAGACCAGAGTCTGACCCAGTGGTTAAACAAGCCGCTATGCGAAAAATTAGAGAAATTATGAGCAATAAAAAACCTGAACATCATGGGGATGACATTCAGGTCTTAGTAAGCGAATAACAAAGGGCTAACAATGTGACGCTTGGCAAAAAATATACACAAGATCATGCCTCGCGTCAAGGCAACTATTCAAAAGAACAAGAAATAATTTGGGAAAAAGAGAAGCTAGAGGGATTGGCAAAATGGATTAATAAAAACCCTGCTTTGGGTCGTGAGTTTTTAAAAAAATTAGAGTTTAAAAAAAGCAAAGATTACGTTCAAAAGATCAAAGACGCAGCTAATAATGAGCGTGAAAAATTGATAAAAGCGCGTAAAAACAGACAATTTAATAGGTAAAAAAAATGCTGAATAAAGCAATGATAATCGGGAATATTTGCCAAGATATTGAGTTACGAACCCTTAGTAATGGCGGATTTGCTGCAACCATTAATGTTGCGACTAATCGTCGTTGGGTTGATAAAAATACGAATGAAAAAAAAGAGGAGGTTGAATTTCACCGAGTCGCGCTTTTTGGTCGTACTGCTGAAATTGCTAGTCAATATTTGAAAAAAGGAAGCAAGGTTTATATCGAGGGGCGGTTGAGAACTCAGAAATGGACTGACAGTAACGGAGTTGAGCGATTTACAACTGAAATTATTGCTGACTCTATGTCGATGCTTGATTCTAGACCTCAAGACGGTGCTAATCAAAATAATAACCAGCCACCTGTTCAGCGGCAAGCGCCTAATAAAATGCCTGCAGCGCCTAATTTTGATGAATTTAATGACGATATACCTTTTTGATGTTAATCAATTTTTTTAAAACTTTTATAACCGGAGGCTTAAGCATAATGATTGGTTGCTTATTCATTGGTGTTTTAGTGACGGTGCTTTTTTTGTTGGCAATTGGTGGGTTTATTTGTTCCGGATTTAAGGCGTTTAAATGAGTGATATTGCTGATCAAGCTGAACACCAAGAAGAAATGGCTCGCAATATGGTCATTAAGTGCCACCAAAATAGGCAAAAGGAACAAGCTGAGTTTGATAGCAATGGTGACAGAATTTGTTTGGATTGTGGCGAGTTAATCAATGCATTACGGGTAAAAGCTATTGATGCTGTGCGTTGTATTTATTGCCAAGAAATATTAGAAAAGACGGGGAAATTATGGAGCTAACAGATCGCGTTATTGATATGCCGGAAAAACTTTTTAATTGCAGATCTTGTTTTCAGTACAAAAAAGAGAGTTTGAAAGTTGTTACTGTTGGCGGGAAATTTATCTGCCAAAAATGCTTTTCTGTGATTCAGCATAACAAGGCAAAAAACAAATGAAAACTGTTGAATTTGCTTTGCCTTGGGCGCCATCAATTAATCATTATTGGAAGCATCGCGTTATTGGTAAGCGGGCGCAAGTTTACATCAGCAAGGAGGGTAATGATTTTATTAAATCAGTTAATGAAATTATTGGCGGTAATCCTGCGATACCTTTTTTTTGTGGTCGGTTGTGTGTGGGTCTGGTTTTAAACCCGCCAACGCTTAGAAAATATGACATTGATAATCGAATTAAAGCTACTTTTGACGCGCTAACAAAAGCGAATTTATGGGCGGATGATGAACAAATTGACAGTCTTATAGTAATTAGAGGTCTTAAAGTTGAGGGTGGGCAAGTCTTGGTTAGAGTAACGGAGGTTTAATGCAAAACAACGGTGGCAAAACTGATTATTACGACGTACCAGCGGGCGCTGAAACGTTAGCTGATTTGATCGAATATAAGGATATGGCTTTTTGGCGCGGCGAGATCTTCAAAGCGTGTTATCGGATCGGTGGAAAAGATAATACAACGGAAATTAGAGAATTAAACAAAATTATTTATAACGCAAATAGACGCTTACGCGCTATTGAAAAATTAAAGGAAGAGCATGAACAAATACTCATATAAATTCAAAAAATTAGCGGGTTGGGCTATTAGTTTGTTTGAAAGAAAAGTGCATGGACGATCCATTTTGGCTTATGACGATTTAGTTGAGTTAGTGAGTAAAGGCGTAATAACAGCGGATATGTCTAACATCAATGCGGCGAGCATCGATATTACGCTCGATAACATCATTATGATCGAAGCTGATCCAAAGCTTAATAACCCTATCAATTTAGCTAAAAAAGAAAACATTGCTATGAAGCGGTACGTCATGAGCGAGTACGGTTTTACTATTGAGCCAAACGAATTTATTTTGGCTAGTAGTCGGGAAGTATTCAATCTACCCAATAACATTTCTGCTGAATATAAGCTCAAATCAAGCATGGCTAGGAATGGCTTAGACCATCTTAATGCTGGCTGGTGTGATGCTGGCTGGAATGGTTCAAAACTTACGCTTGAGTTTAAAAACGTTACTCAAAAGCATTTATTAACGATTGAAACGGGGATGAAGTGCGGGCAAGTTGTTTTCTTTAAGCACGCGCCTGTTCCTGATTTTGCTAGTTATGCAAAAAAAGGTCGTTATAACAATCAAACGGAAGTCACTACAAGTCTTGGTGTTGTTTAGGGTTAATTAGATTTTATAAGGCGCTGATAATGAAATTACCCGCATCTGCCCAAGAAATTGCTGATGTTATTGGTCGAGATCGTGCGCTTTATTTAATTGGTAAGTTACCAAAAACCTACCCACCATCTACTAGGTCATTAAATGGCGCAGCAGAACGGGTGATTATGTATGTACCTAAAACTTTAAAACCCGACCATTTATTGGTGAACATTTTGGGCTGGGAAGATGCGGTTAAACTGGTGCAATTTTTTGGCGGTGAGATCTTATGCCCCGCTAATTGTAGAGAGATTTACCGACGCTTTCGGGATAAGTCAATTGCTGAAATGCTTAGGGATGGAGAGTTACCAGAAATCATTGCTGAATTGATGGGTGTTAGTAAAAAAACTGTTGCCAATATAGCGAAGGAATTTCAGCAAGAGGAAGCGCACGGCGTTTAGTTTAACAATCGCTTTATGCTTAACTTTGGGATTTTTAAAAATATGAATTATGCGCTAGGTAAAACTTCACTTGATCGATTGAATGGCGTACATCCAGATTTGGTGAATGTCGTTAAAAAAGCTATTTCTATTTCTGAGATAGATTTTACTGTTACTGAGGGGCTTAGAACGGTTGAGCGACAAAAGCAGTTAGTTGCTAAAGGTGCTAGTCAAACGATGAACTCAAGGCATATTAGTGGGCATGCTGTGGATCTTGGCGCGCTTGTTGATGGCAAGTTGTCTTGGGATTGGAAATATTATTTTAAGTTGGCTGAAGCGATGAAAAAAGCAGCTCAGGAATTGTCTATTGATCTTGAGTGGGGCGGCGATTGGATAACATTCAAAGACGGACCACATTTTCAACTCTCACATAAAAGTTACCCACATGCCTGAAAAAGATCCTACTACTTATTCGTTAATCACTTATTCGTGGGTGATTGGTTTATCCACTATCGGCGGCTTTGTCAGTTTTATGCGAAAAGTACGCGAGGGCAATGCACGTTTGGTCAATTTAACGGAATTAATTGGCGAAATAGTGACGGCTGGCTTTGCGGGTGTTTTAACGTTTTGGCTATGTGAAGCGGCTGATATGGCGCCATTAGTTTCTGCGGCTATGGTTGGGGTTTCCGGTCATATGGGTAGCCGAGTGATTATGCAGATGGAATTTTGGCTATCTAAAAAGCTACCGGAGTCGAATAGTTGAGTATTGAATTGCTTAGAAGGTTTTTACCTTATGGTTTTGTTATAGCAGTCGCTTGGGTCATTCTCGCGGCTGTTTATCATTTTGGGGTAGTGAATGAGAGAAACAGGCTTACGGTTTTATATGAGGCAATATTGAGTGATAGAGACAAGGCGGCGGCTGAAGCAGTTAGAAAAGCCCTAAAGATTGATAAAAGCAATGCTTTGGCGTCTATGGATGCTGAACAGGCGGAAATAAGCGCGAGAAATGATACTGAGCGTAACTTTAAAACCATTACTAAAACGGTTATTAAATATGTTAATAAAAATCCTGACCGGATCGAGTGTAGTGCTAATGCTGACTTCGTGCAGTTATGGAACGCCGGCAACAGTGGTACAACCCCACCCTAGCATTTATGTTAGCCCTTTATTGCAAGAACCTTGCGAACCTTTACCCATTCTTGATGATGGGAAGCAATCAACTTTATTGAGTAACCATATTGATACAGCGCGGCTCTATCATCTATGCAAGCAGCGTCATAGTGGATTAGTTAAGTCGATCATGAGTCAACAAGGCGTTGCTAGTAACAAATGAATTGCTGGTATGGACAGACCCCCACCCCCTTAAAAGGTACTTTCTAGGGGTGTATAGGTCGCGGGGGTATTTATCCCGCGTTATTTATTGTGTGCGTGCGCTTAAACTCTCGCATCGGATCGCTAAATTAAAGGAAATTTGAATTAATGATTGCCAAAATACAGATTGAAAATGTAGATCTTGAAAAGTTGATACCTTACGCGCGAAATGCGCGGACTCATTCCAGCGATCAAGTCGCTCAAATAGCTGCCAGCATTAAAGAATTTGGATTTACTAACCCTGTTTTGATTGATGAAACAGGAAGCATTATTGCTGGTCATGGTCGAGTTTTAGCGGCTAGAAAATTGGGTTTAGTTGAGGTGCCGACTATTAAACTTGATTATCTTAATGAAACGCAGAAGAAAGCCTACATTATTGCGGACAATAAACTTGCGCTTAATGCTGGTTGGGATGAAAGGATGCTGGGGTTGGAGATCAAAGAAATTGAAGATGCTGGTTATGATTTATCGCTTACGGGATTTTCTGAAAAAGAGCTTAACGAGCTTTTGAGTTTTGGCGATGATGATGAAGATCTGGAAACATCTGATGATGAAAATTTACCTCAAGCTATTCAAATGGAGCCGCCTAGAGAATACGCGGTAATTATGTGCAACGATTCTGAGGAGTGGGAGCGATTGAAAATTGCTTTAAACCTAACTCCGGTTCGTCGTGGTGGTTATAGGGCTGGATCACCATTTGATGCTGTTGGCACTCAGCGCGTTGTGTTAGCGGCAAATGTTTTACCGATGCTTGAGGGGGTTGCTCATGCTGATAGCCGTTCCAAGTAAAGGGAGGGCGGGATTAGTTAAGACTCAGAAGGTTTTACCTAGTTGTGTGGTTTATGTGCCTGAACTTGAGGTTGAATCTTACCGGATTGCTGGCACCCAAAATGTTGTTGGTGTGCCTAATGACGTTAGAGGGATTACTAAAACCCGTAATTGGATTTTAAAAAATACGGAAGATCGGCACGTTGTCATGATTGACGATGATGTAAAAGCTCAAGGCTATTTCAAATTAGGGGAGCGGAACTCTAAACAAAAAAAGATGAATGAAACCCAGTGGCTTGCTGAGTTTGAAAAGTTATTTTCGCTAACTGAGGATCTTAACTATCGAATATGGGGAGTTTCTACGGATGGCGCGCTTCGTTCAGTTTATCCGTACAAGCCTTTTTTGTGGAAGTCATATATTACCGCATCTTGCATGGGCATTATTAATGATGGTCGTACTTATTTCGATGAAAATTTCCCTGTAAAAGAGGATTACGAATTGAATTTAAGGTGCATCAAGGAAGATGGCGGAATTGTTGCGGCGAGATATTTGTATTGGAGTAATTCGCATTGGCATGATGAAGGCGGTTGCAAAGATTACCGGACTCAAACGATGGAAGCGGATTGCATTAGACAACTTAAAAACCTATATCCAAACATGATTCGAGTAACCAAAAGGGCTAATTCTGAATTTTGCATTGAGATTGTTACTTAATGAGTGAGGCGCCTACTTTTCCGGTCGCCACGATCGCTAAGCTTTTGATGATTGGCGAGCGTCAAGTGCAGCACTTAACTACGACGGGCGTTATACCAAAGACTGATCGCGGGCGTTATGAGTTAGCGGGAGCTGTTCAGGGTTATATTAAATACCTTAAAGACCGATCTGTTGGCGGCGCGCGGGATGGAGTAATTGACTATCACACGGAAAAAGCACGGCACATTAAATTTCAGGCGGATCTAGCTGAGCTTACGTTGGCAAAAGAGCAGGGGCAAGTAACTACGGTGGCTCAGGTTGAAAAAATGACGACTAAAGCTTTTGCTGAAGTGCGCGCGGGTATGCGTAACTTGCCTAGCCGGACTGTTTCGTTGTTAATAGGTGAAACTGACGAAAGGCGATACAAACGGATTTTACTTGAGGAGATCGATCAGATTCTTGAGGTATTAGCTAAAGCGGATCTGTTGGCTATTGATGATGAAGATCCGGAATTACAGGGTGATTTATGAGAGGTATTACACCGAGATCTTGGGGGTTTTATTATGTTTTACAGGAATATCGAGGCTGTAAAATAAAAGAATTAGTTGTAAATGCTGGCTCTCAATTGAGTTACCAGCGACATTTTAAGCGCGCTGAAGTGTGGTTTGTTCGTGAGGGCAACGGCTTTGTTAAGATTGACGGCGTTATTCATAGCTTGAGCGTCGGGGATATGTTCGTTATACCTTGTGGCGCTTGGCATCAGTTAATTAATGATGATAAAGATCCGTTGTGTATTATTGAAATACAGCACGGTGCTAGTTGTGATGAAACTGACATTGAGCGTTTATGACTACGGGTCGTTATGCTAACCCTAATGGCGTTGCTGACGCGGTTAAAAGGGCGCAAAAATTGTTATTGCCACCGCCTGCGACTACACCGAGTGAGTGGGCTGAAAAAAACGTAAGAATACCGATTGGCAATGCAATACCCGGACCATTACGGCTTGAAAATGCACCTTATCAGCGCGAACCGATGAACATGGTTGTTGATCCGGATTGTCAGCGCGTGACTTTGCAATGGTCGGCTCAGGTTGGCAAAACTATGTTGGCTTTATGTGTTCAGGGTTATTGCATCGAGGTTGAGCCGCGTTCACAAATGATGATGCAGCCATCACAGGGCGACATTCAAACTTGGCTGGAAACTAAATTTAACCCTTTAGTCGAAGCTAATGAAAACTTAGCGCGCTTAATTGCTAAGCCTCGAGGTCGTGACGGGGTTAATAACCAACGCATGAAATCATTTATTGGTGGTTTTTTGATGTTCAGTTGGTCGGGATCACCTAAAACTATGCGCGGCAGATCTGCGCCTTTAATTATTTGTGACGAAGTGGACGGTTACGAAGTTTCCGACGAGGGGCATCCGGTTGGATTACTTTGGCAGCGCGCGGCTACTTTTGGCGATCAGCGCATGCTTATTGAAATATCGACACCTACTATTCGCGGTGAAAGTTATATTGAAAAGGCTTTTGAAGCTGGCGATCAACGCCGATATTACGTTGCTTGCCCTGATTGTGAAGCGCCACAAATCTTGTTATGGGAGCAGGTTACTTGGACGGGTCGCGATTTAGTCGGCGAAGAACAATTTCCTGAAACTGCGCGTTATATTTGCCCGCATTGTGGGTCGTTATGGGATGACGGAAAAAGGATTGCTGCAATCAGGAGCGCAGAAAACAAGGGTCATGGGTGGAAAGCTGATAAACCATTTAAAGGTCACGCTAGTTACCATTTGAATGAGTTATACAGCACGTTCAGGCGATTAAGAGATATTGCTCAAAGTTACATCGATAAAATTGCTACTGATGATTTACAAACGTTTATTAATGTTTCTTTAGCTGAAACTTTTGAGGAAAAAGGCGAGCAAGCTGATCCTGAAAGTTTAATGGGTAGGCGTGAGGCTTATAACGCTCAAGTTCCTGCGGGCGGTTTGGTGCTTACTGCTGGTGTCGATATGCAACAAGATCGTTTAGAGTGTGAAGTCGTTGCTTGGGGGCATGGAGAAGAGAGTTGGTCGATTGATTATGCTGTTTTTTGGGGCGATCCATTACAACATGATGTTTGGGATGAATTAGAAGATTATTTATCACAAACTTGGCAGCATGAAAGTGGCGCGCAGTTATCTATTCAAGGCGCTTGCATTGACACGGGTGGAACGGGTGGCAATACTCAGGCGGCTTATGAGTGGTTGAGGGGTAAAACTGGGCGTCGAATTTTTGGCATCAAGGGTGTTTCTGGCTGGGGGCGACCTATTGTTGCTGCTCCAAGTCGGAAACAATCCGGTAAAACTGCGCGCAAAATTGATTTGTTTCTAGTGGGTGTTGATGAAGCTAAATTGACTGTTATGCGTCGATTGGCTGTTGTTAGTCACGGTGCTGGCTTTTGTCATGCGCCAGCGGATCGTGACAACGATTGGTTTAATCAATTAACCGCTGAAAAATTAATGACGCGCTACGTTAAAGGCTTTCCCGTTCGGGAGTGGCATCAAACTCGACCTAGAAATGAGGCTTTAGACTGTCGTGTTTATGCGTTGGCGGCGTTAAAAATTGTTAATCCATCATTTAGACGTGCAGCGGAAAAATTAGGTCACTTATCACCTATTGCTAATTCAGTTAATGAGGTTGCAAAGGAAAAGCCGCAAGAGGAAACATTACCCAGTATTGAGCAGACTGTGAAGAAAATTAAGCGATCTACATCCCTTAAAAAGGGCAACTGGGCATCGAAATGGTGATTATTTAGTGAGCATTTTACCGCAAAGAGTTTCAGCGGGCATAACCTTTGACCGCTCCATCGTTTTAACCGCTTATCCTGCCAGCGCGTGGACATTATCCGTCGCTTTGCGTGGAGTTGGTGAGATTAACGTAACTGCTACGGCTGAGAGCGATACCCATCGTTTGCGCGTTGGCGCAGATATTACTTCGACTTGGGCGGCGGGTAAATATTGGTACACGGCGCGGGTTTCGGACGGTGATGCAAACCTGTTTGAAGTTGAAAGCGGCGAAATAATTATTGACCCTGATTTATCTATGGCTTCTGCTGGTTTCGATGGGTCTACTCATGCTCAGAGAACTTTAGCTGCAATTGAGGCGGTATTAGAAAAGCGTGCTACTCGCGATCAGGAAAAATATTCAATCAATAATCGTGAATTATCACGAACACCTATTAGCGATTTGCTGTTATTGCGGGATCGCTATCGAACACAAGTTCGTCAGGAAATGAAAGCAAAACGGGGTGATTTATTTAATACTTCTGTCAGAGTGGTGTTTAGATAATGTGGGGATTTAAAAGCCGTAAAAAAGAAATAACTGAACCAGTGAGTCAATCACAGCGACCAAAATATACAGGCGCTAAAACAACGGCTGCTCGCATGTTTGAGGCTACTAAAACTGATCGATTAAATGGTGATTGGCTGTCTATGCCTGTTACTGCTGAATGGCTCATTAGGATGCACCAGCGGACGCTTGTTGCTAGATCCAGAGAGCAAGCTGTTAATAATGATTATGCACGGGCTTTTGTTCGTTTGGCGCGTCAAAATATTGTCGGACCGAAAGGCGTTGTATTACAAGCGCAGAGTAAAGACGCTAACGGTAAAATGGATGATTTGGCTAATGAAGCGATTGAACTTGCTTGGGCTAAATGGGGGCATCGTGATAGCTGCGACGTTTCCGGCGCTAAGTCTTGGCGCGCTATGCAGTCTGTCGCTATTCAGTCGGCGGTCGTTGATGGTGAATTTATGTTCCGTAAAATTTACGGAAAAGATGCGGGCGAACTTGGCTTTGCTTTGCAAATTTTAGATCCGCAACGATGTCAACCTAATTTTGATCGCTTTGATTTAGGCGATGGCTCATTTATTCGGGCGGGCGTTGAGTTCAATCAATACGGTCGTGCTATTGCTTATCATTTTACGATTAACAAAGAGTCGGATGCTTTTTATAACTATACCTACGCTGGATTGCATTATCATCGAATCCCTGCTGACGAAATAATACACGGCTTTTTACCTGAAATGGTGGGGCAAAAACGCGGCTTGCCTTGGATGTCTACGGGGCTTTTTAGGATGAAGCAACTTGTTGGTTTTGAAGATGCGGCTATCGTCAATGCGCGCGTTGGTGCGGCTAAAATGGGTTTCATCCAATGGCGAGAAGGACATGGACCGGAGATTGATGACGATGAAGCGGAAAATTTACAAATGGATGGCGACCCCGGCTCTTTTCCAGTTTTACCGGAGGGTGCTGAATTAAAGGAGTGGAACCCGCAATATCCTGCTGGCGAATTTGCAACTTTTAACAAGGCTATGTTGCGCGGTATTTCGGCGGGTTTTGGTGTTTTATATAACAACCTTGCTAATGATCTTGAAAATGTTAATTTTTCATCGATTCGACAAGGCACTTTAGACGAGCGCGAACATTGGAAAGAAATGCAGGAGTGGTTGATCGAGTCATTATGCCAACCTGTTTTTGAAGCTTGGCTGAAACGCTCATTATTAGCGAATCAAATAACGGTTAAAGGTAGACCATTAAAAGCGGAGAGGCTAGATCGTTACTCTGAAGTTTCATGGCAACCACGTCGTTGGCAATGGATTGATCCGCGCGCTGATGTTGATGCGGCTGTTTGTGCTAAAAACAATTTATTAATGTCGGCGGGTCAGATTATCAGGGAGCAGGGCAAAGATCCTACAAACGTCTGGCGCGAAATTTCTGCTGATATTGCTGAAATGCGGGCGGCGGGAATACCGGAGGATTATATTAAGGCGTCAATTTTGGCTAATAACATGCAGGCTGTTACTCAGGCTGAAACTGCTTTAGCTCAACAATCGGCGGGGTCAAAATGAGCGCTGGAATTTATAACTTAACTATTGAGCAAGGTACTGATTGGAATCTTTTATTTGTTTGGAAAGACAACGCTGGTGTTCCGCATGATTTAACCGGTTATTCTGCGCGCATGCAGATCCGTGAAACTATTGACAGTAAATTGCCGTTACTTTGCGCTTCAACTGATGCTGGGTCTATTTTATTAGGCGGCGTTGATGGTACGGTTGAAATAAGTTTTAGCGAAAACATGACTAAGGCGGTAAAAATCAACCCTGCTTTATTTGGCTTGTGGCAAGACGGAAAAGAGGGCGCTTTGTTTGTTTATGATTTAGAAATTATTAACTCTGATGGAAAAGTTAGGCGGTTATTACAGGGGGCTGTTTTCTTTGTTCCAGAGGTAACGCGCTAATGACTGATTCAGTTGTTATCGTTTCAGATACGGCAAATCAAAATGTTAATGCTATTGAATTGACTAGCGATTTAATTGTAATTACTGAAAATATTTCGTCACAAACTTTTGAGATTATTGAAAATAATAGTTATCAAATGCAAGTTATTGACCAAAATCCTGCCAATAATATTGATGGCATACCTGTAATTATCGGTAATCCGCAACAGGGCGATGTAATTTCATACTCGGGCGCGGTTTTCCGTAACCGTTCACAACTTGACTTAACAGATGGTGGAAATTTCTAATGGCTAATACAGTAAGAATCAAACGACGTGCTGCTGGTGGTGCTGCTGGGGCGCCGTCTAGTCTGCAAAATGCTGAACTTGCATATAACGAACAAGATAACGTGCTTTATTACGGCACGGGTACTGGCGGCGCGGGTGGTTCTGCTACTAGCGTTATTGCTATTGCTGGCACGGGTTCATTCGTTGATCGTTCAACTAATCAAACTATCGGCGGTACCAAAACGTTTTCGAGCCAAATTTCTGGAACTATTAGCGGCAATTCTGGTACGGCTACGAAACTTGAAACGGCTAGAAATTTATCACTAACGGGCGATGCGACGGCTACGCTTTCGGCGTTTGATGGATCTGCTGCGGTGTCTGCTACGCTTACATTGGCTACAGTAAATAGCAACGTTGGCACGTTTACTAAAATAACGGTCAATGGTAAGGGTCAAGTTACTGCGGCTTCATTAGCTACTTTAAATGAAATATCAACACCTACTGCTGATTATTCTCATGGCGGTTTTAAAATTACCAGCCTTGCTGATCCTGTCAATGCTCAAGACGCGGCGACTAAAAATTACGTTGATTCAGTCGCGCAGGGTTTAGATCCGAAAGGCTCAGTTGTTGCCGCTTCTACCGCTAATATCGCTTCATTATCTGGTGCTATGACTGTTGATGGCATTGCTTTGGTTGCTGGTGATCGAGTTTTAATTAAAGACCAAACAACTAGCTCATTAAATGGCATTTATGTTGTTTCAGCGAGCGCTTGGGCGCGTGCGTTGGACGCGAGTACTTGGGCTGAATTAACTTCTGCTTATGTATTCGTTGAAAAAGGATCTACCAACGCTGATAACGGTTTTTTGTGTACCGTTGATGCGGGCGGCACTCTTAACACAACCGCAGTTACTTTCGTGCAGTTTTCTGGCGCGGGTCAAATAACAGCGGGAGCTGGGTTGACTAAGACTGGCAATCAATTAGACGTTGGTACTGCTTCAAGCTCTCGCATCGTTGTTAATGCGGACAGCCTTGACCTTGCTACAACTGGCATTACTGCTGGTAGTTATTCAGGCGTTACTGTTGATGTATATGGTCGGGTTACTGCTGGAACGACTAATGGCTTGACTGATGTTTCAGTAATCGACGGCGGATCATTTTAATTCTTTAACCCTGCTAGTTTTGGCAATTTAGGGGAGCCTGTTTATGGCAAATAAAATTAAGCTCAAGCAGTCGAGCGTATCAGGAAAAGTGCCTACTACAACTGACTTGGATCTTGGTGAGTTAGGCATTAATACTTACGACGGCAAACTTTTTTTAAAACAAAAAGTGGGCGCTGTTGAAACTATTATTGATGTAACCGGTGCTGCTTCTGGCGTCACTTCAGTTAGTGGATCGGCGCCTATTGTTTCATCTGGTGGTGTTACGCCTAGCATTAGTATTTCTGCTGCTACTACTTTAGCGGCGGGCAGTATGAGCGCGGCGGATAAAACCAAAATAGACGCTGTAACTGGTACTAACACGGGCGATGAAACGGCATCAACCATTAAGACAAAGCTCGGAATTACTACGTTAAGTGGATCTAATACGGGCGATCAAACTATCACATTAACGGGTGATATTACTGGTTCTGGTTCTGGATCTTTTGTAACTACTTTAGCTACTATTACTGATTCTGGTACTGGTACATTTAAGAAAATCACTGCCAATAGTAAAGGCTTAATAACTGGAAGTGTTGCTGTAGCTCAAGCTGATATTACGGGTTTACTGGGTGCTGGTTCAATCAGTAATACAATGCTTGCTAATAGTGCTGTGGCTAACTTATCTGGCACTAATACGGGCGATCAAGTTATACCTGTTGCATCTTCAACTGCTCCTGCTGCATTAGGGACTGCTGCTGTGGGTACAGGAACAACATTTGCAAGAGCTGACCATGTTCATACATTACCAAGCTTAGCAACATTAGGCGCACAAGCTGCTGGTTCTTATGTAACTGTCGGTGGTGCTTTAGGTACACCATCTTCAGGAACATTAACAAACTGTACTTTTCCAACTCTTAACCAAAATACCACTGGTTCTTCTGGTTCTTGCACAGGTAACGCTGCTACAGCTACTTCTGCAAGTAATTTAGGAGGTGTTGCATTAACAAATATACCCAGTGGTAATAACGCGGCAGCCGCATCTGATACTATTTCAGATATGAATAATATTGCAGGACAAAAAAGTGGATTCTATCTATATAACAACCCTGCAAATGCCCCAACTGCTACTTGGCAAACTTGGATAACCGCAATGGGGCATTATGCGGGTGATAGATATGGATTTCAACTATCACACGCATATTGGGATAATGACCTTTGGATTAGAGGATTTAATAGCAATGTTCCTAGAGTATGGAGAAAGGTATTAGATTCTGGTAACTATAACTCATACTCACCTACATTAACAGGTAGTGGTGCTTCTGGAACTTGGGGCATAAGTGTTTCTGGCTCTTCGGCATCTTGTACAGGCAACGCTGCTACTGTAACCAATGGTGTTTATAACAATGGTGGAACATACAGTATAAACGTCACAGGATCTTCAGGTTCTTGTACAGGCAATGCTGCTACAGCATCAAATGTATTGGGCAACGGTCAAACTTGGCAAAACGTATTGGCTAGTAGAGCGCAAGGTGTAACTTATACAAACTCAACAGGCAGATCCATCCTAGTTTCAATTAGTGTTAGAAACACAGGCACTACTTATGCTCCTAATCTTAACATTGGCGGCGTAATTATTGCGGCATCGGGTGATTCTGATGCCGGCTTAAATGCCAACGGAGCAAAAGGGCAGTTAACTGGCATTGTGCCAAATGGCGTTACTTACGTAGTTACTGCGAGCAATTCAGCAGTAGATTATTGGGCGGAGTTAAGATGATTTATTACAAAGATTTGGTCAATGATGTAGTTTATGGTTATGACGAAACTGAAGAATCACAACTGCCTTATATTCAACAAGCTATAGATAATGGATGGATTGATATTTCTGAAAATTATCCTTTACCACCTGAGCCTACAAGCGCTGAAGAAAATAAAGCAAAAGCATCTGCATTATTAGCTAATACAGATTGGACAACTATAGCAGACGTGGCTGACCCTATTAATAGCCCTTACTTAGCCAATCAATCTGAGTTTATAACTTACAGAAATCTAGTTAGACAGATTGCTGTTAATTCAGTCGATGGAGATATTAATTTTCCAGATAAGCCAAGCTGTGTATGGGCTAATAATTAGCAAGGAAAAGCCGCAAGAGGAATTATCGAAGTAAATCAAACAAAATTAATCATGGACAATTCAACTGATTATTTATAGTTACCATGATTACATTAGATCAAATCAAAACCCGTGACAATGCGCGAGTGTTTCGCGCGGCTGAAGTGGGCGCTATCAATATTGAAAATAGAACTGTAGAGCTAGCTTTTTCAAGTGAGGTTGAAGTGCCTCGTTGGTGGGGTGGTGAAATCTTAAGCCATGACCCTGCTGCAGTTGTTTTAACGCGCCTTAATGACGGCGCGCCACTCTTGTTAGAGCACGATACCGACGATCAAATCGGTGTTGTTGAATCTGTTTCAATCGACGCAGACCGACGGGGTCGGGCTGTTGTTCGCTTCGGGAGGAGCGCGCAAGCCGAAGAAATTTTCCAAGACGTTCAGGACAAGATCCGCAAGCACGTTTCAGTTGGCTACATTATTCATGATGCTAAAGTGACTGAAGAGCGTGATGGCGAAGATGTTTGGACGGTTACATCTTGGGAGCCTTTTGAAATTTCGATTGTTGCTGTTCCTGCTGATATTTCTGTTGGCATTGGGCGGTCTATCGATTCAGAAATTAAATCAGAATTAATCAAACCTATTATTGAGGAATTACCCAAAATGGAAACACAATCAATCATTGACACTTCTGTTGATATTAAAGCGGCTACTGACGCTGAGAGATCAAGAACTCGCTCCATTTTAGAGATGGGCGAAAAATTCGGCGCGTCTGATTTAGCGCGTGACGCTGTGAAAGAGGGTAAAACGTCTGAGGAGTTTCAACGCTCTTTACTTGAGCATGTTAATGCTAAAGCTCAACGACCTTTGAATGAGCAAATGGCTGATGCTAATGTTGGTTTGACGGATAAAGAAGCACGCGACTTTTCATTTATGAAAGTTATTCGCGCTCTTGCTGAACCTACTGATCGTCGCGCACATGAAGCGGCTGCATTTGAGTTTGAGGCATCAAGATCTGCGGCTGAAAAATTAGGCAAAAATTCTGATAAATTTATTATTCCTGCTGATGTTTTGACCCGCGCTATCAATACATCTACTAATGGCTCAAGTGCTGGTAATACTGGCGGATTTGGTATTGCTACTACTTTAATGCCTCAGTCATTTATCGACATTTTAAGAAACCGTGCAACTATTATGCAATTGGGTTCTGTGATGGGTGGATTGGTTGGTAATATCGATATACCTAAACAAGTTGCTGCTTCACAAGGCTATTGGCTCGGTGAAGATGCTGATGCTACTCAAAGCGCATTAGAACTTGGTCAAATTCATTTGACTGGCAAAACAGTTGCGGCTTTTTCTGAAATCACTCGTAAATTGATGGTTCAATCTAGTTTAGACGTTGAAGCATTGGTTCGAATGGATCTTGCAAAGGCTCTTGCTTTAACGATTGATAAGGCTGGTTATTACGGTACTGGTTCAGATCATCAACCATTAGGCATTGCTAACCAAGATGGTGTTCACGCGGTTCTGTTCGCTGGCGCGCAACCATCTTTTGCAGAACTGGTTGAAATGGAAACTCAAATTGCCTTAAACAACGCTGATGTCGCTGGCATGGCTTATGTTGGTAATGCAAGTTTTCGTGGTCACGCTAAAACAACCTTGCGTTTCCCTAGTGCGGCTGTTGCACAAGGTGGCACTATTTGGGAGCAAGGCAATACTGTCAACGGCTACAAGACTGAAATCACTAACCAGATCAATGCTGGAGACGTTTTCATGGGTAACTTTGCTGACTTGTTGGTTGGTATGTGGGGCGGCTTAGAATTATTAGTTGATCCTTATACTTACTCACAAAAAGGTCGCATTCGTGTTGTAGTGTTCCAAGATGTTGATTTTGCGCTTCGCAGATCACAATCGTTTAGCGTTGGAAGACCTGATTAAATTGTTGTTATTAAGAAAGCCGGACTTTGTTCCGGCTTTTTTTACCATTGAGGAAAAAATATGCCAGATTCAGTTTATTTAAAAGTTACTTCTGCTTTTTTGATTGGTGGAGAAATTGCGCGAAAAGGCGAGATAGTCGAGGTTTCTAATGTTGAAGCTAAGGATCTTTTGAGTCGTGGAAAAGCGACGCTTGCTACTTCTGAGGATGCGCCAGAAAAAGTACCTGCTGAAATTATTGCTGTTATTGAAGATCCTTTGCTTTCTACTGAAAGTATCGGAGTTATTGAGCCTGCTAAAACTAAGCGCGTTAAGAAATAATGCCAATACCTAATTGGGATGATATTGCTGACTTTATCGATTCTGATGATTTTGCTGTTAATTGCACGTTGCGTATGCAAACGGGAATGGTTAGAAAGTTTTTAGGAATTTTTGACGATCCGTACCTGAATAGCCAGCTTGGAAGCTACGAAAGCGATACAAACAGACCAACTGTTCATTGTTTAGAACGTGACGTTTTAGGCGTTGTTCGCGGCGACCGTGTTGATGTTGATAAAAAATCTTTTGATGTGCTTTCTGCTCCGCATATTGATGGAACTGGCTTTGCTGTTCTTGAGCTTGCTCCTGCTGAATTGACGGGCTAATGCTTAATCTTGATTTTAAGATAGAAGGCATTGAAGCAGTTTCTGAGTCACTTGGCGCAACGGAGAAACAGGTTAAATTTGCACTTGGGCGTGCTGCTCAAAGAACTGCGGCGACCTTAAGAAAACAAGCAAGCAAAGGTTTTAAGTCGGAACTTGATGTAAAAAAAATGGCGTTCATTCGCAAGCGTTTACGAGCCATTAAGATTCAAGGCGCTAGCATTGCTGGTGCTAAATTATGGTTTGGGTTAAATCCTTTGCCTTTATCAATGTTACGCGGATCTGCTCACGGCAGTCGATCAGGTGGCGCATCTTGGGGTGGTAAAGCGGGGCGAGTAAATTACCCGCATGGTTTTATTTTATCCGGCAAGAATGGTCGCGGGAAAAGTATTTATAGCCGTGATAGTAAAGCCAGAACACCTATTCGTGAAACGTCAATTGCTATTGATAGCAAAATGAACTCGCTTATTAAAGATGATGTTTTCGATGATGTTGAAAAAATTTTTATGAGAAATTTTATTAAAGATTTAAACGCCCGAATTAACTATAACATTGGCGGTAGGTAAGAAAATGAACGCTAATACAAATACCACTCTTGACGCTATACACGCTGGTATTGTTTCAGCGATTAAAGCTCAGTTTCCAGATTTAAAAACCGTCGAGGCTTATCGCTTAGATCGAAAGAATTTACCTACCCCTGCTTGTTTAATTGAATTAACTGATATGGAAACTGGCGTTGATCCAGATCCAGCGACGGAGCAACTTGCTGTTCTTGCTCGATTTGAAGCGCGTTTTGTTATGTCGTTTAAACAGGGTTTAAAAAATCCAAAATTAGAGGTCAGGAAATTAGCTTCTGCTTTTGCTGTGTTTGCTAAGTTTAAAAGATGGGGTTGCCCTATTGGTGCTGCTGAAGTTGTTGGCATTTTTCCTGATGATTTTGATGCTGAACTGGATCAATTTGAGTGCTTCAGGGTTGAGTGGCAACAAGTCATTCATTTAGGCGAAACGATTTGGACAGACAACGGCATTATTCCGGAACCTTACTACTCTTGGTCGCCTGATATTGGCATACCGAATGAACCTGATTACAAACCATTTAATGAATTTATGGGCGCGCCTGAATGAGTGACGGATTTGCTTTATCTGAAAGCGTAAGACAACAAGCTAATATGATCCGCATTGGCACGGTTATTGATCTTGATGTTGTTACTGCTAAAGTGACTGTTCGCGTTGCTGGCGTCGTTTCTGACTGGTTGCCTTGGTTAACTCAGCGCGCTGGAACTACTCGCACTTGGAATCCACCAAGAGCGGGTGAGCAAGTGTTAATTCTTGCGCCTTATGGCGATTTATCACAAAGCGTTGTATTGCCTGCGCTTTATCAAGCTGCTTACCCGTCGCCTGTTGGCGCGACTAAGTTTCAAGATAAAACCATTTACCCTGATGGTTCAGTCGTTAGTTATGACAGCCAAACTAATACATTAGCTATTACTGTTGCTGGCAATGGTAACGTTACTATTAATTGCAAGACGGCTACCGTTACTGCTACGACTAAAGTTGAGCTTGCAACGCCAACTGTTCATGTTACGGGGGATATATTAGCGGATGGCGATGTTAAGGCGGGAAGTATTAGTTTAAAAAATCACAAACACAGCGGTGTTCAGTCTGGAAGTTCACAAACTGGTTTACCTGTTTAAGAAAATAGGAAACTACGCAAGAGGAACATTAATTCATTTATTAGGATCATTGACTCATGATAGGAATAAATGCAAATACTGGCAAGTCATTAGGTGAGATTGATCACTTACGGCAATCTATACGCGATATTTTAACTACTCCAATTGGTTCGCGCGTTATGCGTCGTGATTACGGGAGCAAGTTGTTTCAATTAACCGATGCCCCATTAAATCGAACCACAATTTTAGAGCTTTATGCGGCTACAGCTCAAGCAATTGCTAAGTGGGAGCCTCGATTTTCTGTTCAACAGGTTAAGGTTGCTGAAGCAAGTGCTGGTTACGTTGTCTTGGATCTTACGGGGATTTACAAACCTGATGGGAAAAAAATTACTCTTGATGGGATATTGGTTACTTAATGGCTTCTAATCTTACTGCAGTTAATTTAGCTGAATTACCAGCGCCTGAAATTATTGAAACTATCAGTTTTGAAGTGATATTGGCTGAAATGTTGGCGGATCTTCAGTCGCGCGATTCTGTGTTTACTGCGCTTGTTGAGTCAGATCCTGCTTATAAAATTTTAGAGGTTGCGGCTTATCGTGAAACTTTAATCCGGCAAAGGGTCAATGACGCAGCTCATGGCGTGATGCTGCCATTTGCTGTGGGTAATGATCTTGATAATATCGCGGCTAATTATGACGTCTTAAGGTTATTAATTACGCCTGCTGATGATACAACTATACCACCCACTGAGGCTGTATATGAACCTGATGATGATTTTAGAATTAGGATTTTGCTTTCATTAGAGGGTTACACTACAGCGGGTTCTCGCGGTTCATATATGTTTCACGCATTGAGCGCGGATGCTGATATTAAAGACGTTGCCGTTACTTCTTTAACTGCTGGCACGGTTAATGTTGCGCTTTTATCAAGAACTGGCACGGGTACTGCTTCTGCTGCGCTCATTGCTAAAGTTGTTGCTGCGTTAAATAGTGATATTGTTCGCCCTTTGTGCGACACGGTTTCGGTGACGTCTGCAACGATTGTTAATTATGCGATCACAGCAACATTAAAAGTTTATCCCGGCACGGGTCAAGCTGAGGTGCTTGCGGCGTCAATTGCTGCTGCAACTCAATATGCTAGTGACATGAGCAAAATTGGCAGGGATATAACGCTTTCCGGCGTTTATGCGGCTTTGCATCAAGCGGGCGTTCAATTGGTTACGCTTACGTCGCCATCTGCAACCATTGTTAATGCTTGGAACCAAGCGCCTAATTGTACAGCAATAACAGTTTCAATTAGTGGAACTGATGAATAGTTCATTATTGCCTTATAACGCTACTGACCAAGAAAGGGCGTTAGATATTGCTAGTTCTCGCGTTGGTGATGTGCCGATTCTTATTCGTGAATTATGGGATCCAGAAACATGCCCTAATAATTTGCTGGCTTGGCTTGCGTGGGGTCTTGGTGTTGATGAATGGGACAACGGTTGGTCGGATGATACAAAACGCAACATTGTTAGAAATGCTGTTGGTGTTCAGCGCAAAAAAGGTTCTGTTTGGTCGGTTAAGCAAGCTATTAAAGATGCTGGCTATGGCGATAGTATTTTATTTGAGGGCAACTCTAATAATTTCTATAACAACACTTTTACGCATAATGGGCTTAAAACTTATGGTGATCCTACTGAGTGGGCGCGCTATCGTTTTTTTCTTACTCGACCTATTAGTAATGCTCAAGCAGTACAGATCCGGCGAATATTGGATTACACAGCGCCTGCGCGTTGTCATTTAGTTGAGTTGGTATTTACTCAAGCAAACAACCTTTATAACGGCGCAATTACCCATAACGGCGCATACAATCATGGAGTCGCTTAACCGATGGCAAATTTAACTGAAACATCAACTTATGATGCTGGCGTTTATCAAATTGAACTCACCGATCCTGTTATTGGTGGCGCATCTGGTATCACAAACACGCCGCTTAAAAACTTGGCTAATCGAACTAAATATTTAAAAGACCATGTTGATGTTATCGAGTCAACTCATGCTACCAAAGCGTCGCCAGCCTTTACTGGTACGCCTACAGCTCCTACAGCTGTAAGTGGAACTTCTACCACACAATTAGCGACTACCGCTTTTGTTGGCTCAGAGATTATAGCTAACACTTCAACTCTTGCTCCTAAAGCATCACCAGCTCTTACGGGTACGCCAACCGCGCCGACTGCTGCTGTCAATAACTCAACTACTCAGCTGGCTACTACCGCATTTGTTAATGCGGAAATTGCTGCTGATGCCGCACCAATCAGTCATGTCGGCTCAACTGGAACTACTCATGGAGTTGCCAGCACTACCATAGCTGGTTTTATGTCGTCTGCTGACAAAAGCAAGCTAGATGGCATAGCCGCTGGCGCTACTGTTAGTTCTGGAACTATTACAAGTGTTACAGGAACCGCGCCAATCAGTTCATCCGGTGGAACAACGCCTGCTATTAGCATATCTGCTGCAACGACAATTGCTGCTGGTAGCATGAGCGCAGTTGATAAGCAAAAACTCGATGGCATTGGATCTGGCGCTAATACTGCTTTTGCTAGTGGCACTAAAATAGCTTTTTTTCAAGCGGCTGCGCCAACAGGTTGGACGCAAGATATAAGTATTAATAACTGTATGCTTCGTGCTGTTAATGCCGCAGGCGGTGGAACTGGGGGTACTGACTCGCCAATTTTAAACGACAAAACGATGGTTGCTCATACGCATGCTTTTACAGGTAGCGCTCTTGCCGCGCATACGCATACAGATTCTGGGCATGCCCATAACTCTGTTGGAGGTGGACCGGGCGGCAGTCTATTTGGGTTTTCAGTTGGTGACGGTGATAATACTTTAAATCAGCCAACATCAACTTCGTACGCGAATATTTCGGCGGTTTCAGCCGGAACACCATCCGGCTCAATATCATCAACTGCCGCTGTCAGTTGGACACCTAAATACATTGATATGATTATTTGTGCTAAAAACTAATGGAAATTAAAACGGTAGTTACATGCCCGCTTGGGTCTAAATGTGAAGAAATAAAAGACGGCGCTATATATCGGTGCGCGTGGTGGACAAAACTAGCCGGAACTAATCCCAATACGGGCGAAACTATTGATGAACATGGTTGCGCTATGTCTTGGTTGCCTATGTTATTAGTTGAAAATTCTATGCAGCAAAGATCTACCAGCGCGGCGGTTGAGTCTTTTAGAAATGAAATGGTGCAATCTAATGAGATTAGTAATCAAATTTTATTAACGTCTGTAACCAATCCGCTTAATCTTCAAAAAATTAGTTGATGGAAAAGCCGCAAGAGGATGATTTTTTTAAAATTGCTCATTATGCACGCTACGGTTATCCGGTTAACCTATCTTGAGGATTGAATGACATGAGTGAAACTTTTTTACATGGCGTCGAGGTTTTAGAAATTGACGCGGGACCACGCCCGATACAAACCGTTCGCTCGGCTGTCATTGGGTTAATTGGAACAGCACCACGCGCGGATGCAACTGCATTTCCATTAAATACGCCAGTCTTGATTGCTGGATCTAGGCAACAAGCTGCTTTATTGTTAGCGAATACAGGCACAAGCGACGGCACGTTACCAGATGCAATAGACTCAATATTTGACCAAGCGGGCGCGGTTATAGTTGTTGTTCGAGTTGCTGAGGGGACTACAGAAACATTAACAATGGCTAATATTGTTGGCGGCGTTAATGCTACTACTGGCAATTATGAGGGCGTACAAGCATTTCTTGGTGCTGAATCTGCGTTAGGATTCTGCCCTAGAATATTAATTGCTCCAAATTTTACTCATCAAAGACCAAGCTCTGCTGCTAACCCTGTCGTTAGTGAATTAATCGGCGTTGCTGAAAAACTTCGCGCTGTTATTGTTGCAGACGGACCGAACTCTACAGATGCTCAAGCTACGGCTTATGCGGGTGATTTTGGCTCAAACCGAGTTTACATGATTGACCCGTGGGTTAAAAAGACTAATTCAGTCGGTGATATTATCACTGTTCCTGCGTCACCTTGCGTTGCTGGGTTGATTGCTAAATCTGATAATGAAAGGGGCTTTTGGTGGTCGCCTTCAAATCAGAATATTAATGGCATTATTGGTGTTGGTCGCCCTGTTGATTTTGCTCTTGGTGATGTTACTAGCCGCGCTAATTTATTAAATGAAACTGGCATTAGCACTATCATTCGTCATGATGGTTACAGGTTGTGGGGTAATAGAACGCTTACTGATGATACTAAGTGGATCTTTTTATCAGTAAGACGAACTGCTGACATTATTAATGATTCGTTGTTACGCGCTCACATGTGGGCGGTTGATCGAAATATTAGCAAAACTTATGTTGAGGACGTTACAGAGGGCGTTAATGCTTATTTGCGCTATTTAACTAGCATTGGTGCTATTTTGGGCGGTAAATGTTGGGCTGATCCTGATTTGAACTCACCTACTCAAATTGCTCTTGGTAAAGTCTATTTTGATTTTGATTTTACTCCACCTTACCCTGCTGAACATATTACTTTCCGTTCGCATCTTGTGAATGATTACATTAAGGAAATTTTCTAATGGCTGCTCGTAATGTTCGTAAAAATCTAAACTTGTTTGTCGATGGTCGAGGCTATGCCGGACAAATACAGGAATTTAATGCGCCTAAATTAACGTTGGTTACTGAGGAATTTCGCGCGGGCGGAATGAATAGCCCTATTGAAATTACAATGGGCATGGAAAAGTTAGAAACTGATTTTAGCTTGATAAGTTATGACTCTGATGTGCTTTCGATGTTTGGCGTTAGTGAGGGGCAGAACGTTTCATTTAATGCGCGTGAGGCTTTAGAGTCTTTTGACGGAACGACTACTACTGTTGTTCATACAATGCGCGGAAAAATTAAATCTATCGATCCCGGCACGTCTAAAGCAGGGGAGATTGCATCACTTAAAGTTGCTATGGCTCTTAACTATTACAAGTTGCAGCATGGTGATAAAACGGTTCAGGAAATTGACGTGCAAAATATGATTCAGTCAATGAATGGCACTGATGTTCTTGCTGGCACTCGAAGCGCGTTAGGCATTTAATAAACAAATTGCGCGCACGGTTCTTTGCCGTTGTGCGCTTTTTTATAGGTAACTTATGGCTTATATACAAACAGGTTTTATCGACGTAACTTTGAATCGCCCTATTGATGTTGATGGCACGGAAATGAAAGTGCTTAGAGTTAGAGAGCCTACCGTCGCGGATCAATTGGTTGCTGATGAATATAAAGGCAGCGACTCTGCAAAAGAATTGCTGACAATGGCAAATCTTTGTCAGGTTTCTACGGAAGATCTTAAAAAATTAACTTTGAAAGATTATAAAAAGTTACAAGAAGCATTTATAAATTTTATTTCCTGACCCCTGATTACATCCGGCAGGGGTGTCTGGCTTTAGCTTCGCACACAGGATGGGGTCTTAATGAATTAACTGCAATGCGGGTTTCTGCATTTGTGTGGTGGATTGAGGGACTTCCAAAAAATGGCTAATCAAAAATTAAATGCAACTATCACCATCGGCGGCGCTGTTGCCAGCTCTCTTAAAAGCGCCCTCGGATCTACTCGCGATAAATTAAAGGAAATTGGCTCTGCTATTCGAACGCTTGAGCGCCAGCAAAGCTTGCTAGGAAGAAGCATACAAACTTTCGGCGCGATGGGCAGGAATGTTGACGGTTTGCGAGCTAGGTATGCCAGCGTTACCGCTGAGATTGAGAGAGCAAGAGCGGCTCAACAGAGATTAGCTAGAGCGCACTCAGGACGAGAAGCAGGAGGAAGTCGAATGGCTTCTGCTGGGGTTGCGATTGGAGCGACTGCGGCGGCGGCGGCTACTGCTTTTGTGCCTATCATTCAGGCGGCGGCATTTGAAAAAGCTATGCTGGGCGTTGCAAAACAGGTTGATGGCGCGCGCGATTCAAGCGGCAAACTCACTAACGTCTATTATGAAATGTCGAAGCAAATCCAGTTGCTTGGGCGTGAAATGCCTATTGCTACTAATGAGATTGCTGACATGGCGGCGGCTGGTGCGCGGATGGGTATTGCTAAAGATGAACTCATAGATTTTACTCGCACGGCGGGGATGATGGCTTCAGCGTTTGATTTGCCTGCTGGTGAACTTGCGGATCAAATGGGGAAGATTGCTAACTTATTTAAGATCCCTATACCTAATATAGGCGGTTTGGCTGATGCGATCAATTACCTTGATGACAACGCTATATCTAAAGGCGCTGACATTATTGACTTCTTAACTCGTACAGGTGGCGTTGCTGGATCAGTCAAAATAACTGGCAAAGAAATGGCTGCGCTGGGATCTACGCTGCTCAGTCTTGGTGAGAGATCAGAAACTGCCAGTACAGCGACTAATGCTTTATTCCAGAAATTTGCGGCGGCGGATAAAGGTACTAAAAAGTTTAAATCAGCGATGGCTGAAATTGGCTTATCAACTGCGGCGGTTCAGAAAGGCATGCAAGTTGATTCGCAAGGTACCATATTAAAAGTGATGGATGCGATCAACAAGCTGCCAAAAGCAAAGCGCACAGGCGTGTTGGTTGAAATGGTCGGGCTTGAACATTCTGATACTATCGCAAAATTAGCGGGTAATCTTGGCGAATATCGAAAGCAAATTGACATGGCAAATAGTCAAAAAGCACAGGGATCGATGGGGCGCGAATTTGCGGCTACTCTTGCTACGACATCTGCTCAATTTGAGATCACTAAAAATAGATTGGTTGAGGTGGGTGTTAATATTGGCAGCGTGCTTTTACCTGCTGTTAATCGAATAATGGGTGCTTTTGCTAGTGCTACATCTAGCATTGCTGATTTTGTTCGAGAGCATCAAACTTTGGTCGGTAACGTGGTTTCTGTGGCGGCTACTCTTGGTGGATTATACGCTGGCTTTCAGGCGGTTAGTTTTGGCATTGGCGCGGTTACTTTTGCGTTTAATGCGATGAAAATTGCAATGATGACTAACCCGATTGGGCTGGTTGTTGCTGCTCTTGCTACGGCGGCAGCGTTGATTTATCAGAATTGGGAGCCTATAAAAGCATGGTGGCAATCGTTGTGGAGTGACATGCTTGCGACGATTACCAAAGCTGAAACTTGGATAATGTCGAAAGTACAAACCATCGGTAATGCGTGGGCGTCGGTCAAGTCTGCTTTTTCATTCGGTGGATCTGCGCCTGCCGCTCAGTCTGCGCCTGATCCATCCATAAAATCTGCTTTTTCTTTTGGTGGATCTGCTACTGCCGCTCAATCTGCGCCTACTCCGCCCGCGCCACCCACAGTGCCTAGTCGATCAGGGAATCAATCCAGCGTCGTTAATAACGACATTAAGATTACCCAAAACGCTGGGGAAAATAGCGAAGAATTAGCTAACCGGATTGTCAAAAAAATGAAAGCAAGCGAGAAATCTGACAAGCGCAGTAATATGTATGACTCAGCAATGGCGGGGGCTTACTAATGGCTGGCATTGGTGACGTGTTTGATGGAATAGCGAGTAAAGCGCAAAGCGTTCCTACTTCTGCTCTTACTGGCGTTACAACATTACTTGATTCGCTGACGGGATATATACCGCAGCTTATATTAGGTGATTTTTTATTCTCATTGAACACGGCGGCTTATCAAGACTTTAAAAGAAATAATACTTATCGATGGTCGGCGCAAGAAGTTTTTGGAGCGCATGAGGTTTTGCAATATTGTGGAGCTGGACCCGAAACCATTACGCTGGCTGGCGTTATTTATCCGGAGTATCGGGGCGGCACTGGTCAGATTGATAAATTAAGAGTGCTTGCCGCATCTGGTGTGCCACAAATGATGATTACCGTTGCTGGCGGCATTTTAGGCGAATATGTGATTGAAACAATCGAAGAAACCCATACTGTGTTTGCTGCTTTTGGAGTAGCAAAAAAGATTGAATTTAATCTTACATTGCGCAATTTTTCAGTCGGTGACGGTTACGATCAACTTATTGCTGCGGTTAAGGGGTTCTTTTAATGGCTACTACTTACACGACTAGAGAAGGTGACACGCTTGATTATATCGCGTGGAAATATTACGGAAGCGTTGAAAATGGCATTGTGGAGCAGGTTTTTTTAGCTAACCCAAATCTTGCGGATCTTGGTGCAATTTATCCTTACGGCGTCGTTATAAATATGCCTGAATTTACCAGTCAATCTAAAGCTACTGGCATTAAATTATGGGATTAAGTAAAGTCGGTCGCCAGCCTCAATGGATCATTGAAGCTAATGGTAATGACATATCGAAGAAGCTTGAAGAAAGACTTATTAGCCTTAGCTATACTGATGCGGCGGGATTATCGTCGGATAAATTAGAGTTACATATCAGCGATGGAAAGCCCGACGAAAGAATAGCAATGCCTCAAACAGGCGCTGAACTTGTTTTGCATTTAGGTTATGACAACGTGACTCAATATATGGGTAAATTTGTAGTTGATGAAGTTGAATTGGAAGGCTATCCAGAAACTATTACTGTTCGCGCTAGATCTGCGACATTTGATGCTAGCAAGGGCGGTGAGTCACAATTACAGACGCAAAAAAATCGTCGATGGAATGAAACAACATTGAGCAATATGATTAAAACTATTGCTGGTGAGCATGGTCTTGAGCCTGTTGTTTCTAAATCAATACAGAATTTAATTGTGCATGGCGTTTATCAGGTTGATGAATCGGATTTACATTTTCTGCTTAGAATTTGTCGGCGGTTTGATGGTGCGGTGAAGGTTACTGCTGGCAAATTGATGGTTGCAAAAAAAGCAGAGGGCAAAACCATGAGTGGCAATGATTTTAAATTATCTGTCGTGCCGTCTGATGTTAGCAGTTACCATTTAGTTTTAGCGAAGCGTGAGGAGTCAGGCACGGTTCGCGTTTATTGGCATAACATTGATACGGCTAAACGCCATCATATTAAAGTTAAACATAAAAAATCCAGCACTAAATCGAGTGATAAAAAAACGGAAATTAAGCCTATCTTTTATACGCCAAGCACTTCTAATACCAATAATGCTGTTACAGTTGGCTCTGGAGATCCTGAAACTTCTATTAAAACTCAATTTACAGATCAAGCTACGGCGTTGGCGGCTGCAAAGGCTGAGTTGTCACGCAGAGCGCGTCAAAAGGCTAAACTTACCCTTACAATGCCCGGACATCCTGAGCTGGCGGCTGAAGCTGCGATGACTACAACAGACTTTCGCGATGGTGTGAATGGCGACTGGATAATTACCAGTGTAGTTCACAACATCGGATCTGGAGGTTATAGTTGCACGGTCGAGGCGGAAACTGCTGTGTCGACTGAGTTTGATTCGGTGGAGAATATCGAGGGCATCGACGATGTTGCTGATACTATTTAAGCTCTAATAGTGTTTTGCTCCAAAGCTCTAATGCTTCTTTTTTTTCCGGCATATAATCCCATCGGTCATAATGTTTAGAACTAACGTCGGTTAAGGCGTGATTCTGGATTCGGTCGCGCGTTGATTTTTTTATACCTAACTCGCCCATTCTGGTTTTAACGGTTCGGCGGAGATCTTTTGCTGTAAATGACTCAAAATTTTCTAATAAGCAAAACTTCTTAACACAATGACTGAGTGCTGTATCTGATTGAGGGCGATTAATATCCCACTTATTTGGAAACAAGCAGGGTGTGTTGTCATATAAAGCCATTTGGCTCTTTATTAGATAGCTGCATAATTCGGTAATAGGTAACAGATGCCACCTACCAGTTACCCCGCCAGTTTTTGTTCGATCCGGCGGCATTGACCATACCATAGATTCAAAATCGAATTCATCAATCAAAGCGCGCGTTACTTCGCCTGTTCTCATGCCACCAAAAGCTATAATTAATTTTAATGCTATAGCAACTGAATAAGGTAAATTACTGCCTTTATAATTCCATAACTTAGCTAATTCATCAAATGAAAGTACACGCTGACCTACGCTTTCCGCTGCTGTATTATTTGGGACGGCTATAACTGGGTTTGTTGTTATGTTGTAAAGTGTTAATGAAGTCATTTGAAAGGGTGAATTATCATGAAAAATACCTGTTTCAAATGCTCGGCGAAGATATGAGCGAACGCGATTTGCTTGAACTAATGCGCCGCGCTGAATAATGTTGTGCAATATTTTTTTTATATCTGATGGCGTAACATCGCAAGCATTTATATCAAGAAGATCTGAGCAGTTTGTCATTAGCGTAACTTCAACGTCGTGCCATGTTCTTTTGCCGTCTTGTTTCATGCCATCAATATAATAAGCAAATAACTCACGACAAGTGCCTGTGGTGTTTACTTCTTGTTTTTGCGGATCGATACCGTTATCAATTGAAATTCTAGCAGCACGACATTTTTCTCTTGCATCTGCAAGGCTGGTTGATGGGTATTTGCCAAGATTTAAAAAGCGTTTCTTTTTATCTGCTGAGTATTGAATATAAAACGATACACTACCGGATGGAATTACTTTAACGCCAAAACCTTTGTCTGCTCCGGATTCGTTTATTCGATAAGATGCCGCCAAAGGTTTCAAACCTTTTAGCCAGTTTTCAGTGAACTTCATTATTGTTAGCCCTTGTTATTTTGTGGTGCCGTTTGTGGTGCCTTTTGTTGTGGTCTTAATTGATTTGTTTTGTACAAAGTAGCATACAATGACACTTTTGCAAACACGGGAAGCATTGATTTATAACGATTCTGATACTAGAATATCGATATTGCCATATTCTGAAATAATATATCGCCCGATTTGTAATCAGCCGGTCAGGAGTTCGAATCCCCTCACTAGCTCCAATCAAATCAAAGGCTTAGATGATTTTTCAT